AAGATAAAAAGGCCTGTCTCACGACAAGCCTATTTATAATACAAAAACATTATGACATTGCCCAGATATAGGTAACTCATTGATGTTCAGTATTATAGCTCTCAGTTTCGATAACTTTAAGGCTTGGGGTACTAGGTGCAAAGTTAATAAACATTTAGGACACCTCCAAATTATTAGGAATAAAAAAGTAGCCTAACTTCTCAGTCAAGCTACTCTAGTGTGTTTTGTTGAAAAAATGAAAGTAAAACTATATTACCTAGTACTACCTAGACTCTAGTACTTCTGTCTGTCGTACTTTATCCTCTACTAGTCTTCTCTTTTCTTCATATCTTCTCCTTCTCTCATTTATCTCGTCTTGTTCTCTTTCTATGTCCCTATACTCATCCTGTACCTCTCTTTGCATAGCCTCAAATATTGTGTTATCTAGGCTACTCTTAATCTCTTCTAGGTCTTCTGAACTTAGCATAGAGTATTTTAACCTACAAATTGCGTCCTCCTTACTTACCAAACAGTGCTTAGACTTAAAGTACTCTAGGGCTTTTAGTAGTGCCTCTTTATCTAAGTTCTCAATCTTCTCACCTTCATTACGTCCAAACTTATAGGTAACAAACGGCCTTACATACTTAAAGTTACAGTTACGTACACCTACCATCTCTTCAAACTTCTTAACTAACTCTTCAATCTGCATAATTTATTGTTGCTGTTTATAGTGTGCCCCACTTCTTAATTATTAATTTACGTTTGCAAAGTTAGTACGTCCTAGGTGGTCTTGCAAGTATTACTAAGATTCTGAATGTACACTATACAAAATACCTTCTATTAGTGTCCCTAGCTTGTCTGTATCGTCTTCTACTATTAGGTCTAGGTTGCTTTTTAATGTCCTTCTATCCCCTGTCTCTTTGAATGTCTCAGCCCACTTACTTTGTTCTAGGCTTGCTGGGTGCTTGCTAGGGTTAAATCTATATCCTGCCCTATCTAGTACTTCATAGGCAACTGTATAATAATGTCTGCTACTCTTACCAAGCCTCCTTAGTTCAGCCTGTATATCTTCATTCATACTACCCTGTCTAATCTGTTCCTGTAGCTGTTCTGTTAGGGTAGTTAGTTTCTTAGCCCTATCTTTTACCTCTATACCTAATTCTTTCAGTGCCTCTATTACCTTCTTTCTATCCTTCATACCTACCTCTATTTCTATCTTGCCACCGTCCACTGTAAAGTAGTTAGTCTTCTGTAGGGTAAAGTTAATAGCACTGTCGATTAGTTCCTTAGTTGCTGGGTTGTCATAGGTTAGGCTTGGGATTTTCATACTAGCCCATCTATTCTTAACCTGTTCCCTGCTAAGTCTATATTCAAGCCCTAACCCCTGTAGTACCTCCTTAGCCTGTTCTGTCTTGTCTGTCTCTATTCTAATCATCAAGTCCTCACCAGCTTTAACAATTAGGTCATTAATCCACTGGCTAATATTTCTAGGGTTAACTGTATCTAAGACCCTAACCGCCTCAGTATCTAGGTTAACACTATATTTCTTAGTAGGGCTTGTTCTTCTCATCATTTCTATATCATCCCTACCTGCAATGATTCTATACACTGTTTGTTCACTACCTACCCCTGTCAGTGCTAGTATCTCTTTTATACTGTACTTCTTACTTCTATACAGTCTAACTACTTCCTCTATCTGTTCACTACTTAACCTTGCCATACCTTTAGAAAATTAAAAGCCCAACCTACTTAAAGACTGGGCTATGTTTTACTTACTTAACAGGCTCACTATAAACCTCTTCCCTTGTTTCACTATCTACTATGCTAACTGTACCCCCTTTATAGTCTCCAAAATAACTATAACTTGTACCGTTATAAGCCTTAATGTAATCTAAGCAGTCTTCATAGCTCTCACTAAAACCTTTACAGCTACTATCTAGTGAATCATTAAACACTACATCAAATTTCCTAGTCTGTTTCATATTGCTAATGTTTTTAATTATTACACTGCAAAGATAGGTAGAATATTTCAGCTATCAAAATAAAATAATATCGTATTGTACTAAAAAGAGTTAAAAAAAAAGATTGTCCGTGATACCCTTTACTAGATACCACGGACTGCAAAGACCTATTCTACTTCCTCTTTCTTATCCTTATCTTCTTCCTGTACATCTTTCTCATTCAGTTTCTTAATGATTGCCTTGTTAGTGCTAATCTTATAGGCCTCAAACTTCTCTTTAAGTATCTGAGTAATCCCAAAGACCGCCCCTGCAAAGGTTATCCCAAGACTTAAGAATCCGAGTATAGAGTTTTCAATTAAGTGTAAGATAAAGAAACTAAAGAAAGCTAAGACAACACCACTAATAATTAAAAGTACGGCTGTCATGTAACTTACTAGGTCTCTGTGTTCTCTCTCAAATTTCATAGTAGTTTAGTATTTGTTAGTAGTTAGTTGGATCTACATATAAGTTCCAATTCTGACCGTCATACAAGACTTTTATAATACCTACCCAGTTAACAGTGAATAATACAGACTTAACTACTTCTACACTGCCTTGATTATATTTTACTATGCTAATTTTCTTACGTGGGTCATCATCTACACTTATCACTAGTCTACCACTACTTCGCTTATAGATAATGTACTCCTGTCCTGCTTGTAGATTTTCTGGTGTACTGTGATACTTGTTTATGTACTTTACACGTTCTGCACTTGTTGGATTATGACTTAACATACCTTTAGTTAGTAGGTCATTATCTGGTAGCTGTAAGTTAGTCCCTTGGTTTCCTAGTACTTGGTTTTCTAAGTCACTTGCACCTGTAACTATTACGTTCTTTACATAAGTATCTAGGGTATAGTTTCCACCTTTATACCGCCTAGTTAAAGCCCTAAGTCCATACACTGCACCGTCCGTTATAGATATAGCTGCCTCTAGGTTATTTGATACGCTAGCTATACTAACCGCCTCTTGACTATTACTAATTATTTCTAGGTTAGTGTCTCTAGAGTAAGGTGATATACTAACAGACTGAAATATACCTTCTTTAAGTACTGTTTCATCTACCCTAGTACTAAGGCCGTGGTTATGTATCTTTGTTTCTACCGTTTCATTCTCAACATCCTTAACAGTGCCACGATAGTAAAAGCCGTCATCACTTACACTAAACAGGCCTCCTTGACTTTCAATATAGCGGGTCTTAATCTTTCCATTCTCAAACAGTGCCGTCTCAGTATCACCGTTCTTAACCTTTACACGCTTTGCATCTAGGATAATGTCACCATTCAGTACCTTAGCCTCTATTTTATCTGCACTTTGTTTTAGGTAGGATTCAGTACTGTTAACCCTTACTACTTTCAAACCTGTTAAGGCAATACTCCAATCTCTAGTAGTGTCCTGTCCTGCTTGGTGTGCGCTTTCAAAGTATATCCTTAAGTAGTTATCCTTTACTTCTACTACCCTGCTTACCTCACTTCCGCTTATAACGTTTGCAGGCTGAGAATAATCTATAGGGGTTTGTATGCTTTCCTTATTATCAATCTCTACTAGTAACCTTACATCTGCTGCACTGAGGTAGGGTGTGAATCTAACCAAGTACTGACCGTTTGGGATTGCATAACTATTACTATCAAAAAGTACTGTATAATCAATATCCTGTAACTGACCCCCTGCCTTGCTAATATTGTAGGTCATAGTTACCGTGTCTGTGCTGTGATTATAGGATATACTTTGGGCTGGGTGGTGGTCGTTAGGAAAGTTCTGTACAAAATCAAATCCTACCCTGTTTATGCTATAGTAGTTATATAGGTCACTGCTACTAGGACTCCAACCACTTACTATATTTCCTTCTTCTAGCTTAATATCCCAGAACTTAATACTTTCATACTTAACCCCATCACTATAAGAATTTAGCCTTAGTATGTATTTATCCGTTGTAGGGCAGGTAAAGGTCCACACGCAATCACTCACCATATTAGAACTAGTAAAAAGTAGGTTATCAGATTTACCACATAACCAGACTGTAAAAGACTTACTACCTTGTCCTTCCTTATGTTCCCTAGCTAAGACACCATCACTCTTTAACTGTAGCGTGTATTTCTTACCTGCCTCTAATAATTCACTAGTAACACCTCTATAGTAGATATATCCGTCTTTGTCTTTGCTAGTGTGTAATAGTGGGGTAGGCTGTCTAAAATCTATAACACCATTTAATAAGTTCTGACCACCTACACTAAAATCCCTAACAGTTTCCTCAACCCTGCTAACCTTACTTTCCGTTTCGCTAGCTGTCTGTCTGAGTGTGTTAAAGTCTCGTGTTGTGGTCTTCTGTAGGTTATCTAGTTCTGTCCTTGTCCCTGCTACAGTCTGCTCTATACTACCTGCTTTCTGTGTGAGACTACTAATACTACTTTCTGCCTGCCTAATCTTTCCTGTTACGGTGTCTAGGCCTGTCTTATTTGTCTGTACCTGTGTCTTAATAGTATCTGCCGTCTGAGTTAGTTGTGTTACCTTATTCTCAACAGTTCCTATCCTACCTGTTACATTATTAATACTCTGTTTTGTGTCTTGTACTTGTGCCTTGATTTGGTCTGTAACACTAAATACAGTACTAGGCAAGACGGTAACAGGGATAGTATAAGAGTCTACCAGCTTATCACCGCTTAGCAAGTTAAAGGTAAAGGTAGTCTGTCCTGTGTATGGTAGGGTCTGTGAGTGCTTAAACCTTCCTTCCCTGTTAATTGCAATCAGTCCACCATTATACTGTATCTTATTGGCTGGTGTATTATCAGAACTAATACTACTTGCACTCTGACCTACTACCTCTATTAGTCCTAAGTCAATGTTTAGGGAGAGTCTGTTATTAGTATCTACCACCGCAACACTACCGCCCCTGTCATAGAGTTTATAGTATGGTGTTGGGTCTAAGTCTCTACCATCCTGTCCCTTTGCTGGTACATTGGTGTTAGTATTACCAATCCACCAAACATTATCAACTATTCTAGGGGTAACACCTGCATCACCTTTCAGTCCTTGGTCTCCTTTATCTCCCTTCTCACCTTTCTCACCCTTACTACCTTGTGCAGGGATTCTAGTATCAGTGCCACCAATCCACCAAGTACCGTTCTTAATCTGTGGTGTACTACCGTCCTTTCCGTCTTGCCCCCTTGCTGGTATCTTACTATCTTTATAAGTGTTGCTAGCCTTATCCCATATCATCCAAGTTCCACCAGATCCGATATAAGGTGTACCACTAGCAGTTAATTTAATTCTGTCTGCTATGTAGGATTCAAGTGTCTTTCCATTGTCTACCCTAAATTCACCACTAAATATATTCTTACCTACACTGATTACATTTAGCCTATGTGTCTCTAGGTTGTAGTCATTGATTCCTTGGTACTGTACAATACTAGGGGCTACAACGGTCTTATCTAAGTAACCTGTATTATATGCACTGATAATAATAGCTGCCTGTCTTGTGGTGTCAGTCCTATTACCCAACTGCACAATATTATCCCCCTTCACCGGTTCACTCACACTAGTAGGGTCTTTATCTGTCTTGCTAAGGGTAATATAATTCCAACCGTCACTACCACCTGCCTCAGTACATAGCCTCCAATAATACCTAGATTGTCCTGTATTGAAGGTCTGACATACTACAAAGTCACCTGCACTGAATGTCTGTGTAGTAGTGGTTAGGCTGTCTGTATTTTTCCACCAGCACTTATAATCACCGCTTGCCAGTACTTCTACCTTCTCAATGACACTACTAGCAGGGGTAACTATAATCTGTCCTTGTGTAGCCTTAATCTCATCTATACTAAGACTAAAGAAATGTGCTGCTTTGTTGACTGTCAGATTATCTACTACTATATCCTTACCTGTTAACCTCTCTGTATCTACTCCCTTAGCTGTCAACTGTTGGGTATTGTGTGATTGAGTGGATAGGTCGGTTATAGTTCCTGTATCACTGTTTAGGTTTGTGGTGGTTAGTGATTGGCTAGTATGTGATTGTGTAGTTAGGTTAGTAATGGTAGAATCTGTTGCACTTACATTACCTCCTATGATAGTGGTATATCTTAGCTCTTGTCCTGTTACGCTATCTATCTTACCTGTTTGTGTATTGATAGACTTTGCACTAATACTACCGTCACTTTCGATATTACCAACTCCTACTAGGTCTCCGCTTATATCGTGTCTTCCGTCATATACCTGTCCCCAAAGTAAGTGAGGCTCTAAGGTACTATTCTGACTGCCACCTATACCACCACCTGCACCACTTCCACCACTGCCTACACTTTCCTTTTTCTTTGCATAACTTACTACATCTATCATATCTCTAATAATGTTATCCTCGCTGTTTTATTTCTTATGTCCCTACTAACTGACTGTACTAGGAACTTCTTACCTAGGGTCTTAGATTGGTATGTACTTGTAAAATCTATCCCTGTGTCGTTCATTGTTACCTCTACCTTTAATCTAGGCCTTGACATGAAACTATAATACTGTGATACGTAATGTTCCTCTGCCTTACCTGTCTCATCTAGTACCTTATTATATATGGTTCTCACTGGTAGGCTTGTAGATGTATTAAAGACACTGTTTAGGTACACTTCATTCTTAATACCTTTCTCAACTGCCTCACTACTGCTAAGCTGGGTGATAAACTTAAACTCAGTCCCATCATGCTTATTAATATATTTAGTCTGTGCTGCACTAGAGTAGATTAAATCATTATCCTCAAAGGTTTCTAGTTTACCATTATCACTTACTATATTACAAGCAAAGTTTTTTATAATGATATTCTCTGTGTGTGCTAAGATATACCTACTATTACTAGTCCACTTAGTAGACCTAAAAAACGTTGGGTGTCGTCTTACAATATTATCCCAAACTAACTGAATAGGTGCAAGTATCTTAAAACTAACTCTACCGCTTAGCCTGTCACTTTGTTTAATTGGTATTGCAGTCCCTTCCTTGCCGTCTAAGTTCATAGTATAGTCGATAGTATTTTGTAGGCTGTGTTCCATTCCTACGATATAATCACCTATTTTAGGATTAATACCGAGTGACATAGTAGTCTTATATTTAGTAGTGCCGTCAACGTCCTTATAGGTTAGGTCTGGTCTAGCTTTAATCTCCTCAAGCGTTAACCATTCAAACCTACTATCACCGTAAACATCTAAGACTGTCTCTACACAATACTTAGACCCTATTTTAAGTTCACATTCTAGGATAGGTAGCTTACTGAATTTATCTGTACTATCACCTACACTACTATACTCAAACTTTAGTCCCTTAGCTGCCTTGTCTTTAGTCCAAGGTTGAAAGTAACTACCAGTACTATTATATGTTGGCCTGTCAGTATTGAGTCTTGCGCTATAATGTTTTCTAGTGTAGTACCTACCTTCCTCGTTACCATCTGACTTCACTAGGTTACTATCTAATCTACGAAGGTCAAATACATTATCTCTTTTAGGTGGGTCATAGAATGGGACTATAGCGGTGTACTCTTTTCCCTGTGTCTTCCTAGCACCATGTTTTAGGATAAAGTCATAATTTGATACCCTACTAGCTCTACCTACACTACTTTCATATAAGATAGGCTGCATTAACAAACTACCACTAAATACTAGGTAATTGGTCGTTTCACTGTCTGGGGGGCTAAATACACCACCGCTCTTATTACCTACATATTCAATCAGTGGGGAACAGTCTCTAAGGTCGTTATCGCTTGGCTGGTGTCCTTCTGCTGTGTCATTCTCATTACCGCCTATACTAATTACTAAGTAGTTATCAGTGTCTATCTTACTAGTTGGGGAATTATCCGTAGCTTTGGCCTTTCTTTCTACACTTCCGAGTCTAAGCAGTGCAGGGGTTAGTGGGTGGTCTCTTAGGTACTGTGCCACCTTATGCTGATTAATACCTGTTCCGTTCTCATCAACCTCTAACATATCTTCACTCCTACGTAACTTCCATGTTGGGTTATACATAGACCTCATGTACCAGTCTGTTTCTGTTAACGCATCGTATGTAGTTGGCTGTCCCTTTACTGCTGCATTAAAAGCCTCGTTTGCGCTTTTTCCACTACCTAGACTACTAATTTCTGTATGTATTAGCTGCTGTCCTTTGTAGTGTGATTTTAGACTGTCTTCTGCTAGTGGTGATTCAATAATAGTATCTTGTCCTTCGAGGCTACAGGATAATTGGAACTGATTTACCACCTCAGATGTACTCAGACTAGTATCGCTCCCAGCATAGAGTGAGGGGTTGATAATTATAGATTGTGGCTGCTTACTGACTACCTCACCTGTCTGTATGTCTAACCAGTTTATAGTATTACCCTGTACTAGTGTATCCCAATCATAAATATAAAAATCTAAACCTTCCTGTCTGATATGTAGGTTAAGATACTGCAGGACTTCTTTTAGTAGGTCTTCATTCGTCCAAGTGCTATCCTCATCCTTACCAATTATGAACAACTCACTAATACTTAGCTCTTCAAATACAGTACTTTCCTTTCCCTTAGCCGTTCCTTTAGACTGGTCATATAGTAGCCTTGGTTTTTGGTTGTTGTTTAGGTTTAGTCCCCTTGTGTCAAATATCCTACCCAAGACCTCCATAAAACTAGTACTACCAGCCTCCTGTACCGCCTGTCTATAGTTTAGGGGTACTATATTCTTGTAACTAGTATATTGAAGGGTACTAAGAAAGTCAGTACAGTTTAGGGTAAATTCCTCGACATTACTATTAAAGGGTTGGCTAAATGTTGCTGGCTCTACATACCCTGCAAAAATACACTCACTACCCTTCCAAATGTTTACTACTATATCTCTAGCAGCACCTGTAAATAGTAAGTCACCTAAGTAATCACTGACAACTAAGTTAATAGTAGCTGACTTTCTTATTACGTGTTCTGTTATGTCTTCTATACTTTCTTCTATCTGTACAGGGTCAGCAGCAAAGTATAAACCGTCCTTGCCTATCTCCTTAACTGTACCACTACCACCACTTTTAATTAGGACGGTTAGTAGTTCATTCGATAAGTTCCTAAATTCACCTCTTAATATCATAGTACTCTCCTTCCTGTCTTACTCTGAACCTTGCTGTAATTACTTAAGGCTAGGTATAAGTCACTACCTTTCACTCTTACACTACTTACACCTACACCACCTCCTAGACCTGCTGTATTATTGTCTAAGATTCTAAATAGGTTTCCTTGTTGGGTAGTCGTCAGAATCATCTCATTTGCATTCACCCGGGCCAAATTTTTATCGCCTGCAAAACTACTACCTTGGTAAATACCGCCTTGGCTGAAAGATTGTAACTGTGAAATCGTGCTAATCATTACTGCCGTACCTGCTGCAATTGCTGCTACCCAACCAATAACACCTAGTTTTGAGTCCTGTGCGCTGGCTTGTGCGAATCCTAAGATAATCTGACCTATTGCCTGTAATACTAAACCTGCCTTGGCTGCTGCACTGTCTTGTCCTAGTTGTTGTATTGCTTGAGACATAAACACCATACTAGCACCTATCTTCTCACCGTCACTAGCCATCTTACTACCTAGTATCTGTTGTAAGGCCTTGGCATCATCTAACATCCTAGTAATACCACTATTCTCAAAACTACCTAAGCTATCCTTAACCTTCTGTAGTTCTTTCATACCATCTACTGACTTCTGTAGCTCCTCAGTAAGTTTAGTAAGTGCAGAAAAATCAAGTCCCTTAAGGTCTAGACTTCTACCTAGTTCCTGTCCTAACTGTCTTGCTTTGTCGATTAGTGGGTTTAGTAGTTTATCACTTGCCTCTTTCTCATCCTTTTCCCTTTGGTCTAGTAGTTCAGTATATTTGTTAGCATACTCAGCCTGTATGTTAGATATTGCTGCCTGTTTCTGTTTCTCTAGCTGTTCGAGTAGTTCAGTGTTACCGTGTGCCTTCTCTGCTAGGGTGTCATACTTTTTAGAAACTGCTGCTATCTCATCTGCTAAGTCTGCCTGTCTAAAACCTTCTATCTTAGTGTAGTAGTCGTTGATTAGTTTAAGCTGGTTGTCTAAAGCCCCTTGTGTATTGATTACATTACTCTTATCTGAGCCATACGCATTTTTTAGCTGTTCCTCATCTGTCTTCCTACTACCCTTATTATTATTAGTGGTTTCAGTTTCGATAGTCTGCTTTAAGGTCTTTTGGTCATCTGCTACCTTCTCTGCTTTCCGCTTTGCCTCTTCTGCTGCTTTCTGTGCCTTGGCTGCTGCTGCCTTCCTTGCTGCCTCTGCTTTTCGTGCTGCTTGTTCCTTGGCTCTCTGTGCTGCTTGGCTTGCTTTCTTGCTTTGTTGGGCTGTCTGCTCTCTCTGTCGTCTAACTGCCTCTTCTAGCTTGTTGGATTCTTGCCTATATTCTTCACTACCCTTCTTAAGTGCTGCTAGTCTCTTCTTATGGTAGATAATATCCCTGCTTAGTGATTGTCCGTGTTTCGCATTCTCAGCCTCATACCAATCATTTAGGGTTTTTAATCTTGCCTTGGTTTCACGTTCCCTTGCTTCCTCATTCTGCTTTGCTAGTTCTTTGTTAGCAGCGTAATTATAGTTACCTATTACATCGTGGCCACCTTTGAAAGCAGATATAGCGTTACTTGCAATCTTATCCCAATCTCCGTTTATCGCATCCCTAACCATACCTACAAACATCTTAAGTGGCCAGATCATGTGTTCCCAGATTGCATTACCAACTCCAACCGCAATTACCTTAAACTTATTCCATGCTTGCGCTAACTTACTACTAGCACCCTCAGCAGTCTTAAAGGAGTCTGTTATGTCCTCGAATTTCTGATACAGTGCTGCTACTAAGGAAATCAAGATACCTATACCAATTGCAGATAGGGCAACTCTTAGGGCTTTACTTGCTACTGTTGCTGCCCCTTGTGCTACTGTTAGTCCTCCTGTTGCTACTGTTGCCCCTTCTGTAGCTACTGTATTTGCTGCTGTGGCTGTGGTAGTTTCAGATGTCGCTACTGCATTTGCCTGTTTAACTGTCGTATTAGCTGTTAGTGCTGTCGTACCTGCTACCTGTGTAGTTGTATTAGTAGCCTGTGCAGTAGTATTAGCTGAGACTGTAGTAGTTAGGTTTGATTGTTCAACCCCTACTAGCCTTAAGAGTGCATGGTAAGCCCTATATGTACCGCTTGACTGGTCCATGAAGGTATTTTGTAGCTGTGTGATACCATTTAAGACACTCATAGCACCTGCAAGTTTAGTAAGTGTTTGCTGTGCCTCCTCTGACTCAACACCAAACATAGCCATAGCACCAGCACCTACTTGAAAAGCACCTACTACACTACCTGCTACATCAGTTATACCTGCTAGGCCTCGTACATCATTAGCAAAATCACCTACTACTGCCTTTGCATCACCCATAGCGTCCTTGATACTACCTGCCCTTGCTGCTAGTTGTTGGAATTTCTCACTAGCAGGGTCAACGCCATTGAGCAGCATATTAGCTAGCTCGCCTTGGATTGCCTTTAGTTCCCTTTTGATATTACCGCTACTAGCCTTAATTACAGTCTCAGTAATACCTACTTCACTTTTTACTTTATCTATAATGGACTTAAACTGTTTATCATCAAGTCTTATTTTGGTTACTAAATCTTGTGCCATATTCTTTCGCTTTCTGTTTAAGTCTTTCTATGTCCTCCTTGGTTGGTAGTGGGTCTTTATCACCTGTACTACCTTCTAAGTTGTCCCATGGTAAGGGCATAAATTTCCGTGGGTTATTTTCTTTTGTGCCACCCCATACTTTGGCAGATGTAAAAATAGTCTGTCTAGCTATCTCCCAGTCATCCTGCTTAGCCCTGTACAAATTTTTAACTAGTACGTGTAATTCTAACATACTCATCTCGTCTAGAATATACCTAGGGTCCAGGCCTTGAAATACTAAGATACTAAATACATCTGCCATTCCTAGTTTTTTCCCTTATCCTCACCTTTCTTAGTGTCATCCTTACCCTTAAACTCTGCTTGTCTAGATAATTCCCTTTTCATGAAATCTGTATAGACTGTAAAAATACTAGGGTCTTCATCTATGCAGTCTAAGAGTTTATCAAATGTTAGGTCAGTGTCTTTGTTACCTGCTAAGATACAACAATACAGGAATAGGTACTGGTCTGAAAGTGTATCTAGGCTAAATAGTTTACTAGCTGCTGCCTCAAATAACATCATAGCACGTACACTATACTTTAATTTATATTCCTTGTTATTAATAGTTACTGTATTCATGATTAAAAAAATTATTGGGCTACCTACTACACCCTTGTTAAGTTTGGATATAATAGGTATAGCCCTGTTTCATTATTATTTCTTTATGCTGTTGCCACCTTCTTAAGCGGTCCAACGCCTGTAAAAGTAGCAGAAAATGTAGCGTTGTCCTCATTTGGAGCACTGCATTCTAGGGAGGTAATTAATACCTTGCCTGTATATGTACCTGTAGTTGATGGAATCCAACCGCCCTTAGTTACCTCGTCTGCTTTGGTCTTATAGTTCTTCTCTAGGGCAAATACCGCATCAATAGGGGTCTGTGCTGTCATAATATCAAAGAGTTGTTCAAAGCCTACACCTTCACCATCATTTGACATTAGGTTTTCTGTTGACATTTCCCAGCTGATTTTGCCTGCCTGTGCTGATACCCACTTACCACCAGAATCTTTACTAGTAGTTTCTGTAGTATCTTGGCTAATAGAAAGACTGTGACTAGTTGCAAAAGCGATAGACTTTCCATTAATAAAAAGCATTAGGTCACGTCCTTTGGTTACACTTGCCATATTATGTTATTTATTTTTTATGTTTACTGTTATACTAAGTAGCTGTAGGAATGTGTCTTCCCTGTACTCCTCGCTAGTGTCTTGTAGTTCTAGGTCTGTTATTTCAAGTCCCCCTATAGTTCTACCTTGGCTTGCTAGTAAGACATCTATTACCTTACTACATATTCCTAGCCCCTGTCTATAATCACTACTAGCTACTATAAAAGACATTCTAACCTGTGTATCAAATAATAGCTTATCTTTATTAGTGCTAGGTGTTAGTCCGTCCCTTCGATAAACAATGAAAGGGAAACTAGTACCTTTATCAGCGACTAGTGGAAATACTTTACTTCCTACTTGCCTACTTAATTCCTCGTCTTGTAGTAGGATAGATTTTACAACCCTACCTAATTCTAAACTCTCCATTACTTCTTATTCCATATCTTATCAATAGACTCAGAAAATAACCTACCCATAGAGTCCTCAACTTCTGACATCTTAGCCTGTACAGTGGGTTGGAAAAAACTATGTCGCTTATGAACACCCCTACTAGCACCTGCCTTAGTACGTCTCAATTGTGTGCCAAGTTCCCAAAATTTTAAGCGAAAATCAGCCATGATATGCACCTTAGCTGTATCACTATCCCTACTTGGCTTACTATACTTGATACCAGACTCTAGCGTTTTACCATTCCACCAGTTAGGACGATTATAGCCCTTGGTTACTGTTCTGAGACTCTGCCTAGCTGCTTTAACTAATATATCACTACCTTTCTTTAGTGCAGTGTTTTTAGCTTTGGTTTGTTCACGTCCTGTTAGTTCTGTAAATTTCTTAACAAGTTCTTCCGTCCCCGTAATTTCTAAGTTGTCGTTATTCATTGATTAGCTCTGTTTCTATTACCTTCTTCTGTTGGGCTGGTACTGGAATGACACTTAAGACCCTGTACTTCTTATCCTTGTACATAATATAGTCTGTGTGTTCCTGTATATTAACGTACTGCCACACTTCAAAAGTAACTTGATAGGTATAGACTATTTCATCGTTTACTACCTCTCTAGCCCCAGTCTTAAAACCTACATTAGTTCTAGTAGTTGTTAATAGGCGGTGGTGATTAGTAGTACCTCCGAAATCGTCTTGTATTATTTCAGTCCGATAAATTGCTATGGTGTCTCTTAGTAGTCCTGTCCTCATACCTTATCCTTTCCGCCTGTGTATTTCTTACTATAATTCTTATATAAGTCTAGTAAGTAGGTTAGACTATAGGGTAGCTCAGTGTGACTACTAAAAGCTATTGATTCACGGTTAGCGTATAAGTTTGCTGTTAGAATTAATATAGATTGAACTAGGGGAGGCGGTAAGGTAGTCCTCCCACTAGCTATTATGATATTTTCTAACTTATCATCTATATGTCGTTCTACCGCTAATTCCGCTGCTTGTTCTAGGTCACATAGGTACTCATCGTCATCATGGAAACTAGAATCAATGTTTAGATGTTTCTTTAGTTGCTGTAAGTTTACGTACATATAGAAACAATGTTAACTATTTAGACTGCGAATGTACCAAACTGGAAAGCCTCTGGTCTGATAAGTGCTGCATCAAAGTAAGCATTAACTACTAACCTAATCATACCATTAACCGCCTGTGTATAGTTATCTACGACAATATCAAGACCGCCCCAACTACCGATAGCCAAGTTAGAGAAATCACCTACTACAAAGGTCTTAGCCTCTACATTTGATGTTGAGTAAACAGGTGTACCGTCCAAAGTGCCATCTGTATAAGCAAGCTGGGCTGTACCTCTAGAACCCTTCATCATATTTCTAAAACTTGCACGTGCTGAAGGTGAGGCAATATAAGAAACACCACCGAGTACATTAGCCTCTTCAACCTTAGCCTCAAGACCTACCAAGCCCTCAAAATCAGTAACCTTAGTAGGGGTTTTTCCGTTGAAGATACCTGCAGGGGTTGTAGCTGATTTAGCACCCTTGCCCAAGATAGTAGACTCAAGTTTAGAGTTAATAGCATTGATAAGGTCCTGTCTAATTGCATTCTCAACACCGATAGAATCCTGTGCAAGCAACATCTTAGAAATGTCAACATAAGCCGTCAAACGCTTAGGTGTCAGCGTTACATTATTAAACAGTACATTACCGTCTGTTGCTGCTGCCGTCTCACCTGCCCAACCTACATTAGAGCCTGTCATTACTGGAATCTGTGCATTATTAGTCAAGCCTGTATAGAACTTTGCACCTGCCTGTACTAGGACATTCTTAGCACGGAGAGGCTCGATAATATCGTACAAATCAGTTGCTACTACATCTACACCCTCACTAGCTACACTAACTGCCGCACGTGTTTCCATGGTAGGGATATAAATCTGGCCCACCGTGTTCAAACCAGCTGCTCTCATTTCCTTCATACCCTCATTACAAACCGCTGCCGTTACCTTGTCCTGCTGTCTGTTTTCTGCTACATTCCTAATAGCCTTGAGTAAACTAAATCTCTGTTCTTTCATCGTATTAATATTAATATGTTTGTTTCGTGCTGAGCGTGTTTCTTTATCTTCCTTATCTTCACCCTCAACATCGTTATCTTTGTCCTTATCCTCGTCTACTACTTCCTCATCAGACTTCTCTACAGTTTCTTCTACCTGTACTTCTTTCTCGTCCTCTGTTTCAGTGTTTTTCTTTTCTACTTCTTCCTGTGTTGGTACTTCCTTATCTTCCTGTACCTCATCAGTCTTCTCTACAGTCTCTTCCTGTACTTCTTTCTCTTTCTCGTCCTGCATTTCTCTTAGTTGGTTAAGTTTATCTAGTGTTCTCTGACTAACTGAGGTACTACTATAAGCTGGATTCCAAACAGGGGAGACATCGTGTACCTCATCAATCTTAAGTATCTCCCTGTATTGCCGTCCGTCTGTTCCTGTCGTCCATACCTCGCTACCTTCATCTGTGCTAACTGTAAAAGCGAAACTGCTACTATCAATGTCACCACGTCTAAGGTATTCTAAAAGTTCATCACCCAGATCCGTATTTGGTGCTGTGAAGGTATATTTAAGTCCTTGTTCGTCTAGTTGTAATTGTAAGCTACCTGTACCATACTTAGACCTAGCTAGTACTTTGTCTTGGTCATGGTTAAATAGGCAAAATACATCAGACCTCATTAGTACTTCCTCAGTGATTGCAGCAGGGTTAATAGTCTCATAAAATCCTAGGTCTTCACTTTGGCTGTTAAAAACTACTGCATAACCTTCTACTGTTCTACTGTCTTGACTTACTACTGGGGTACTATTGGTTGCTCGTATTTCTATGTTGTTATCCTTCCTCATCTGTACTACTTGTTAGGTTTGTCTTAGACACGTCATTATATGCTAGGTTGTGGCTGTCTCCATTTTCAACTGGATTATAACCTAGTTGTCTTCTAACTTCATTGATACTAAGAACACCCATACTAAGGAGACTGTTATAGTACCCTGCTAATTCTGCCTTGTTCGTTCTCAGTATTGCAGTTTCATCTAAGCCTAATTCTAATCCTGTACCGCCTGTTAGTTTACGATTAAGTTCCTCCTCCAACATGATAATGAAAGGGGATAAAGTATAGGTTAGGAACTGTAAGTTTGATTCACCAACACTACTATAACTACTTTTGCTTAAGTCGCCTAGTAATACAGGGCTGATATTAAAGAAACGTGCAATATCAACTACACTAAAATTTCTAGACTCTAACATCTGAGCGTCTGAACCGTTAATACTGATAGGCTGATAATCCATATTTACAGGCAGGACTACTACGCCTCCGCCTTGATTACCTTGCCCAAATGTAGACCGCCAATTAGTAGATATTGCCTGCTTTTGTTCCTCACTTAGATTACTGTGTACCTTTATAATACCGTTTAAGTTACAGCCATTACTAAAAAAATTCTCTGCTACCTGCTCTGTTTGTTGTGCGATATTGAGACTTCTAGCTGCATGACTAAGAACACTAATACCCTGTACACCGTCATAAGAGTACCTAAGGAAATGTAGTACCTCACTAGGTTGTATCTGTCTAGCACCTATGTATGAACAGGTATAGTATAGGGTGTTATCTTCCTTCCTATAATTACACTGTACATCATCAGCTGGTAAGTATCTAAGTCCTACTACATCCTTACCCTTTTTCTCAATTAGGACATAAGCGTTACCCTTCAATAAAACAGACTGTACTATATTCTTAAGTAGTGTATAGCGTGTCATCCTATTGTTAGTAAAGATGTCATAAAGTGGGTGTTTGTCTAGTAGGTCTGTTCCCTTTGTATTCTTTGCCTTGACTTGAATAGGTAGGGTAGCAATTGAATCACTAATAAGGTTAACTGCACAATAGACCGCACTAAGACTCATAGCACTGCCTGACTGATAACCAAAACCCCACCCTAGACTTTCTGATAAGTTAGGGTTATAATAGGGTTGGCCTCGTTTTTCTGGCTTGTCCCTACTTATATTTAATCCTAGTATTTTCATGGTTAAAAATTAAATCCTGTTATTTCGTTGTTATATCGTGGCTGTTCTAGATATTTACCTAGTGCATTTAATGTAGAGTGTACACCGTCTATCTTACGTTCACTATTATTATTCTGCTTGACTGGCTTAATATTACCGTTACTGTCTTCCATAATCTCACAATTACCAAACATCCAACTAGTAATTAAGTTCTTATTTAGCTTGAGTGTGCCATTACGTGCTATCATTTCTAAGTGTCGGGTAGGCCTGTTCATGCTGCCTGTCGTTTGTGAATAAGGCTGGCAGTTAAATCCTAGTTCAGTTAGCTTTATAATTGCCATAGTACTCTGCCACTGGTCATAAGATATACACTCAATAGGTATAGTCTTATTAATAGCCTGTATGTCTTCAATTACCCTGTTATAATCTACTACATTGCCGTTTGTGACATTTAGATAACCTAGTCCTTGCCAGTACTTATATTTGTCCCTGTTGCTACTCTCTTGCAGGGCAGATTCTGGTAGGTAGTACCAAGACTTAGAGTAGATTATATTGTCGGTTGGTATTACTAAGGTCATTGCTGTTATATCTGAGGTACTTGAGAGGTCTAATCCTAAGTAGCCTGTACACCCTTGAAATTTTGGGTCTTGAAGGTCTATAGTAGTCATTGAGTCCTGTATATATCTACTAGGAATCCACTCGCCTCGTTCATTGCTACACCAAATATTCATCAATTTTGTTTTATAATTAGTGAGTAATAAAGGGCTATTCTTTGCTTTCCTTAGTTCAGATTGTAAGTAAGATTCCGTAACAGTAAGCCCTAGGTTTGGTTGACATTTTATCCAGTTCTTAGGGTCTTCTATGTCGTCTTCCTTGTCTAGGGTATAGATAGCACAAAACACACTATCGTCTACTGCTTTGCCTTCCAAGATATTAATAAATGTACTTCTAAGTTGGTAGCAGGGATTAGACATATCAAAACCTGCTGTAGTAATATATAACTGTAGGGGCTGAGTTCTCATACCTGTACTACTAGTTAAGACATTTGCAGTATTATTAGATTTTGCTGCATGGTACTCATCTAGACAAAAAGCAGAACAGTTTAGACCGTCCAATTTATCAGCCTCACTACTCACGCACTTCATACTACTTTTAGTTAGGGGAAACTTAATAGAATCCCTGTAATAGTTAAAGTACTTACCCTTCTTGTCTATGCTACTAATAAAGTTCTTAGACATTGTAAAAGCTAGCTGTGCCTGTGCGTAACTATTCGCTGCGAAAATTACTTGCGCCTCACTTTCACCGTCCGCTATGAGGTGATATAACATAAGGCCTGCTGCTAGTGTAGACTTTCCGCACTTCCTAGCCACCTCTATATATACTTCCCTAACGACTCTAGTATTATCTGAACACCACTTAAAGCCGTATATACTTGCTACTACCCATTTCTGCCATTCCTGCAATACTAAGGGTAGGCCTGCAAATTTACCTGTAGACTGTGGTAGCTTTTGTAAGAAATTAACTACCTTATCAACTGCCTTAGAATCAAAGTACCTATCTTCTTTGTCAAACCAGCTTAGATATCTAGAACAAGCAAGACGAACATACTCACACGCTACTACCTTACCGTCTAAAACATCCCTTGCATAAGATTTGTACTTCTCATCTATCATAGTGTTATCCTAGTATTAAAGGGTCTGGGTAATTCTGTTTGTAGTCGTATGCTTGTACTTCCTCCCTATTAGTAAGTCTTTTAACGGCCTCTACATGAGTTTCTGTAGTGTTTAGGGCCTCAGTCGCATAAATCTCAATGAGTCCTAATAGTTGTCTCCACTGTGCTAGGGGATAGGTAAATGTGTGACCGTGATAAATTTTAGTCATCGTCTCCTTACCTAACTGTTCATGTGCTAAGAGTGCTGCATATAAGATACACCTTTCCTGTTTATCTAACCACATCTTAAGACTGCCTACTGTGATACTATTAACCTCATCTGAACTGTCGTAAAATCGTATGTCATTAATCTTCTGTACTATTGCAGCCTGTAGTAGTTCTTCCTCAGTTGGCTCTTTGTGTTCATCTACTACTATGTCTTCTTGTTGGTCAGTAGTTGGATTTTCTTCTACTACTTGCCATCCTGCTTGTACTAGTTCTTCCTCTGTTGGGTTAATGATTGTCTTACCGTCTAACTCTAAGTAACCGTTAAATTGGTGTCCTTCTTTTATATATCTTTTCATACCTTATAATGATTGACTACCAAACTCTAATACTGTCCCTAAGATTGTAACAGTGTAGATATGATTTGGTAAGATAATAAATGTACGTGGTAGTTTGATATTAGAAGGTAGACTTATTCTAGGTGCTGTACTTCCTGTCTTGAAACTAAATCCGTACTCATCTAGGAAAGGACTGTTAGAGGCTGGCTGCAAAGTGATATTAAGACTTTCTACCTCTTCCCACACATGAAACTCACCGCTCCTAATTGTTACGTCTGTCTCTGTTGGTTGGTGTCTTACTTCCTTACTTCTGCCGTCTATACCGTCCCTACCATCCTGTCCTTTCACATATAGGTCGGTCTTCTTTTGACTTCCTGTGGTCCTGTCGTAATTATATACATAGTAATCACCACCGACATAAGGACATTTAGTAGTTAAGTCATCCTGTATCTGAGTCAGCCTACTATCAACCGTTCCAAGTTTCTCTGTTACCTTAGTGTTTACATCCACCAACGCACTATCTACACTCTTGCCTAGTGTTGATATAGTAGTAGAAAATGTAGTACCTAGTTCTTTAATTCTATTACTTGCACTATCTACCTGTTCCTGTGCTGACCTTGTTACCTTCTCAATACCTGCATCTATCTTCTCTGTCAACTTACCGCTAACAGTATTTTCTATCCTATCACTAACATTACCTAGGGTCTCAGTGTCAGATACCTCTAAATCACTGTCTATAAAGTATTCAGTGGTAATTAGCCTATCTAGTCCTGTGTGGGGATTGTTAATTTTATACTGCAATACGCCTTTTCCCATATATTGAAGGTGAGGCCAAGATAGAAACATATAACCCTCATCGTCTGTAGCTGTTAAGATAGTACCAAACTTAGGATTTACTGTAAAGAAAGTAACTTGTCCACCTTCTACGAATCCTTGGGGCTTAATTCTTAACTCGCTGCCCTTGTATAAATGTTCCATGTTATCCTGCTGTTAATTTAGTTATGAAATCCTCTGCACTAAGTTCCTGTTCTTTTTCTGGCTTATCCGCTATCTTACTACTTGCTAAGGGTGATAGTCCTAATTCTTTCACTACCTTTAATATCTGTATCTGATAGGCTGTTTGGATTTGTAGTAAGGGGTGTTTATTGGGGTTGCCGTATCTATCAATTATCAGTAGTCCATCCTTCTTAATTCTTTCCTTACACTGATAAAACATATCTAGTGACTCAGATAGAAGGGATAGGGCTGCTTTCCATTCATTCTTAACCTCCCCATACTCAGACTCAAGATATTTATAGGCGTTGTACATATATTCCTGTACTGACTCCCTAACATCTGGGTATAGGTTTTGTATCTTTTTCTTTGTTATCATTGTTTTTCCTGTATTCTTTGGTCATTAAACAGATAGTGGGAAACTGCATAGAACATATTAACCGCATAACTATTACCTGCCTGTTTATAGAGTTGTGTATCACTTACCCCTGCCTGTCTTGCTAGGTCTACATCGTGTCCTGTAAATCCTTGTAACTTAAATGACTCAGTAGGTGTAATTCTTCTAAGTGGCTCGGTGTGATAGTCTGGGTTAAGTTTCCTAGTACCTGTGTTAATATAATGATGTGTATAGTAGTTCCCCATTCCTGCCCTTCTATCCGATTTACAGGTTAAGGTTGCAGCTATGGGTCTATCGAATTTTGGCTTAGTTGTGTAGCTAGTATTTTCTCCCAACAGATAAGCCCTGTATGTTGGACTAGTTGAGGTGTTATACTTGCTATCTACCTTTTTATCTAATATATCTAATACCTCAGACTGATTATTTATGCTCCAATCCTCCCTATAGTCCCTGTTAAAAACGTCCCTTACCTTATTTGATGTGAAGGTAATGTTAGGCAGGTCTAAGGTGGTGGCAAAAATTATAAGCCTGTTTCTATTCTGTGCTAACTTAAAATCTGCTGCATTAAATAAGTCATAATATACAGTGTAGCCAAGTTTAGATAGGCTTGCTTGGATAGTCTTAAAAGTTTTGCCCTTGTCATGTGTTAATAGCCCCCTTACATTTTCTAAGAGTACAAAAGGGATAGGCTTGTGCTGTTTCTTCTTGACTTCTAGAATATGTACTATCTCATTGTATAGCGTTCCTCTTGGGTCTTGAAATCCTGCCCTTTTACCTGCACTACTAAAAGTCTGACATGGAAAGCCACCAGTTAATATATCTATGTCTAAGTTCCTAGTTATGTAATCCTTAGTTTGATTCCATGCTATTAAGTCACCCATTGCTAGACTATATTTACTACTTGGATGGATTGCACGGTAGGTCTTCACTGCAAACTTATCTATCTCACTGTAGGCTATGGTTGGAATCTCTAAGCCACTATCAATGTATAATAGTTCTGCTGCCCGAGAAAATCCTCCAATCCCTGCAAAAAGTTCTAAGTGGTTTAGTGGTCGTTTCATATCCTTTCAATTATTACACGCTTATAGATTGTCTTCTCACCTAGCTTTGGATTATTCAACCTATCAACTATCCTAAATTGACTGCTACAGTGCTTAGTTAGAAAATTAACAGGAACACCCATTAAACCGTTATAGTCGCTTGGAATGTCCTTTACTTTATTCACATTAATAGCAGCTGGATAATTACTGTAGGTTGGATAGTCTGTGGGGTTATAGGTTGCTGTTAGTACTAATTCCTGTCTTTCTACTGGCAGCGTTGTAAACCATGATGTACTACCTAAGTCTTTAACAGTGCCGTCTGGAATTACATAGTACCTAAGTGTTGTATGACCTAATCTAATCTTCCCTGCCTTAAACATTGGAAAGATGTTATTATAAGTCACTGCATTTATACAACCTATTACTATAAAGTCCTTGTCCTTGATTGTATCTATAAAGTCTCTAAACAGGCTAAAAGGTGGGTTTGTAATTACTATATCTGCCTCCTTTAATATTGCCTTGCTAGTTGGACTGTTATAGCTACCGTCACCACTTACTACTGTCTTTACTGTTTGTCCGTTTAAGTACTCTAGCTTATATGTACCGTTCGAATCGTAATGGGTTGCTGTAAGTCCTTTTAATCCTAGACTTTCATAGTTAGTAGTTAAGTAAGTCCAAAACATACTAGCCTCACTATCACAATTACAAACTACCTTCTTTCCTTTTAGGTATGGACTGTAATATACTAGTTCCTTCTCTATGTCTTCTAGCCTTGTGTAGTACTCGTCATTCTTTGCTGCCTTAGATTTATTTAAGCTAGTATTACTCATTATATAATTTTTCTAGTAGATTTAATGAACGCTTAACCAGCTCACACTTTAATCTATGGTAGTCGTCTGTGGGTAAGTCGTCTGTCATGTAGGAACGGCTTGCAAACATTATATACCTCTCTCGCTTTGCTAACATATCCTCTACACCTATTCTATATGCTAAGATGTAAATATGATAGCCTGCTCTTTCTAGGTTAGTGAGTGTCTGCCTAGCTTGTTCCTCCTTACCAGCTAACATATCTAAGCTAGGTAAGTACTGTATGTCTTCTCCCCCTAGTTCAGTATCTAAGTGGGGTGTAGTTGGGTCTGTTATGTCGCCTAGGTATAAAAATTCTAGTTCACCTCTACTACTCTTACATCCATTATAATAAGTCCAAACCCCATCTACTAGGTTTAATATAGGTCTCTTGTAGTCTAGCCTCAATATATCTAATACTTTGTCTAATGTTCTTGTCATAATCTCAAAATGTGTTAAAAATTATCCTCCCATGTGCAAATAAAACTGGGGTGGGGTAAAACGTTGATAGCCAGATAGTTAGATAGGGGCGGGGGTATAAAGTGCTTAAAATCAAACTGTTACACTTTACTCTCTACCTCACCCCTACTAATAACTAATATTATCATCTGACTTTATACTTCTACCTAGTACTGTACATCACTAGGCGTTATATTCTTCATCTTAGGGTTGTGGATAGCGTTGTGACATTCCCTACAGATTGATTGGAGGTTGTCTAAGTCATACGCTAGTCTATCTCTCTCAACAGGATTACTAGTAGACATAAAACTAATTAAGTGGTGTACATCTTGGGCTGATTTGATTACACCCTTCTTAAGACAACATTCACATAGGGGTTTCTGTCTTAGCTTTGTATCTCTAAGTTTTTTCCAAGTACTACTACTATATATTTCCTGTCGTTCTGCTTTTCGTTTGGCACTGTAAGAATCTTTGTTTATATTCTTAGGTGGCCTGTATATTGTTGGCATAGTTTATTAGTGTTTAGTTCTCAGTCTGTATTAGTAAAGTGGTAAGGGCTAATATCACTACTAACCCCTACCTAATTATGACAATAAACTATTACAGATTGAAAACAATTTCTTTCTTACTTATTAGGATTCTAGGGCTTGTGAACTGCAATATTACACACTAGAACACCCTATAGTCTAACCAGCTTTTATTAGGTAGTTGTCGTCTTTCTGATTGCTGTATAAACCTCTGTAGTACTTCCTCCTTTGTTAGTTCCTGTACCTCATTGTCTAGGGTTGCACGTTCTATCTCTACACCCTTCTTATCTAATACTGACTTCTCTATCTTCTTCATTGCTACTGTCCTCCTTGATTAAAGTTTAGTGTACCTATTATTGAACTGGCCTTATTTTCGCATTACTGTATATAATAGGTATCTTATATATACCTATACAGATACATATACGGACACACTACTACTAACGTTAAAGACGTAGTAGTGAGTCCTTTATCTTTAATTAGTAGGCGCGCGCTTTGGTCGCTCGCCTATCTAACTTATATTCAACACTTTAGAATTCTCCCATTAACTTAGAGAAATCAAATTTAAGGTTACAAAGTGGGTTAGTGTCCTTCTGATTAGTTGGTTTCACCTCTTCTACTACAGGCTTTTCCTCCTTTTGCCAATCATTACCTACTACCTTTTCCTTATCCTGCCACTCTTCATTAATGTTAGGGGTTAGGCTACTTAGGAATTTATCAAGCCCTACTATATCATTTAGGGTAGGCTTAGGTGTAGATAGTATTTCTGTCTTAGGCTGTTCTTCATAATCACTAGGCCTATATGTATTTCTAGTCTCTTTCAATATCTTACTAATTCTATCCTTACTAATCCTATACCCTTGCCCCTTGATTGTCTCTAGGTTCATTATTATAGTCTGCATTGGGTCTATTAAGTGTCTCAGTTCATCATCACTAAGTCTATCACCTATACCTTTATCCTTACAGTATCTATATAAGGTCCTTTCACTTACCTCTATACCTTTCTGTCTTAATACCTCTAAGTTTTCCTGTATGCTTAATCTAGTGTTATACAGGCTTTCAATTTTAACATAATCTACAGTCTTCATAGGTCTTAATTTTTATAGATGTTTATAGTAGTTGTTTCTATTTGTGTTTTATCGGTGTCTTCTAGGGTTATACTAAGTTCATTATCTCCTGTTATCGTTATCTTTATCTTTACAGGCCTATTACTACTGATACTTAGCACTAGTTCACCTTCCCCTGTCTCACCCTTATTATCCTCTTTCAATTCATAGGTAGGCTGTTCTTTTAGTTCTTACAAATCTTATCCTTACCTATTCTATAACCTTGTCCTTTCAATAGGTCTAGGTTCTGTCTTACTGTCTGCATTGGATTTATTAGGTGTCTCAGTTCATCCTCGCCTAATCTATCACTTATACCTTTATCTTTACAGTAATTATATAGGCTTGCTCTACCTACTTCAATTCCCTTAGCTTTCAGTAGTTCTAAGTTTTCCTTCTTACTTAGTCTCTCATCATAGTACTTCTCAATCAGTGAATAATCTACTGTCTTCATATTTATATCCTTTCTTGTATTTGTGTCCCTTCCCTTTTATTGTTTAGGGTTGGGACGGGTTAAATTTATAGTTCAAATAGTTACTCTTTAAGGCTGTAACAATTCCCTTATTATTTTCTGTACCCTATCCTTGCTAACCTTATAACCCTGTCCTTTGATGTTCTCTAGGTTTTTACGGCTGCTTAGGTTAGGGTTGATTAGCTTTCTTAGGTCATCATCAGTTAGCTTATATACTATACCTCTATCTTTACAATATCTATAAAGGGTATCATCGCTTACCTCTATACCATTCTGTCTTAATACCTCTAAGTTTTCCTTTACTGTCATGTCTGGGTTATAATACAAGTCGATTAGGTGGTAGTTCCATTCCTTTGTACCTGTTCTAATATCAGCCATCATCTTAGACCGTTCATATTTTCCATAGTACTTAGGATTTACTACTAGTTTTTTCTCGTGGTAGTCGTCCTTCATTGCTTTTCTAACTGCCTCCCTGCTTTCCTCGTATTCTGTTTGTAGTATGTCTAATTCCTTCTTCATGGTCTTCTTAACAATACTAACAAGACATTCAATAGTTAGGGTATCATCTGAGTTATCAAAGAAACGTTCACGGTCTATGTACAAGTTATATAGTAGTTCTTCTGGGGTTGTATCTGGTTTTATCAGCCTCCTAATTCTAGCATAGTTGTTAAGTTTTGCCCTTCTATGCTCACCGTCTACATACTTCACTGGCCTATCATTTTCCCATCTGTAGTAAAGTTGATAATATCCGTGTCTTTCGCTAACTAATCTATACTTCTCACCGTCCTTAAAGTCTATCTGTGTTCTATAGTAGTATTCATAGACCTTACTGTACTTTGCGACAACTTGATTATAGCTTAGTAGTTTCAAGTCTCCCACAAACTGTTTATCTAGGGTTATCTTAGTGTCTTCCTCCTCTTCCTGTACTAGTCTAAGTAGTTCATCAAAATATCCCCTTATATCTTTCAGCCCATACACATAACCACTAATATATGATTCTCCTTTCTGTGTCGTGCCGTTAAAATATTGGTCTCCCCTAGTTCCGCACCTATCCTGTATTCTTTCCCCAGTCTCCTTTTCTATCTGGTTATGTAGTGCCTCAGATACTGCCTTATGTTCATTCCTTGCTAGTATCTTATCCATTACATACACCATTCTGAACTTTCTTTTTTCTGGTTTATCGCTGAATGTTGTATAGGTAAAGGTAGGCTGGCAGGATAACATACTAAGAAAAGCTGGTATATGTGTGTAGGCTGTCTCATCTATATCAATACTCACTACTTGGCTACCTTCCCAATAATCAGACCTCTTAACACATCTTTTCATATAGCCATCCTTTTCTGTTGGCATGGTATAGTACTGTTTTCCGCTACAGGTCTGAATAAATACCTTTCTACCTTCCTTGTACTTATAGAGTCCGCAAAATGTATAGCCGTTCATGATATACCCTAGTAGCCCTTCAACTGTTAAGGTCATCTTCTTAAATCTCATACTTTCAGTTATCCCAAGTTCAGCCATCTTAGGTTTATCATTCATTACTGCACTAAGTGCCTCTTCCTTACACCTATATCCTTGTTTGCTAAGTGATATAGTCACATTAAAATCTTTGTCTTCCTTCATTTCTGTAATAGTTTAATAGTCCTCGTTCCCCTAGTCCACATTGAAGGGTAGTAATCGAGGCAGGTATGGATTAGTCCTGCCTTATACGCTAGGGGATTACTCACAACTCGCTAATCTTGAAACACTTAGATTAATCGACTTGTTCGTAGATTGATTAGAAAATGGAGAATAATTTTTTAATCGTTCATTGTTTTACTTAATGAACTTTATTATTCTAAGTGCTAGACCTGTTATAATCTAGCTGTCATGTGTTTGTTAGTCTGTAGTTCAATCAGTCCTACTATCTGAGCAATCCTAGTAGTCCCAACATCCCTATACCTAACTGTGTCACCCTTTCCTAAAGTACTTGAAGAACTTAGGAGAGTAGCTAATCTTGAAAATTTACCCCAAAAAGTACTTTAATTTATAGTTGCAGTGTCTTTCAACTTTTGACCCTCTTTATTTATAGTAGCGTGGTCTTCTACTTTCCTACTTCTTTCCATCTTCATGTACTCGAAAGCAGTCCCAAAAATCAGTTTGTAAAGCTCGTAGCCCTAGCCTTATTGAAAAGTAGTGCCTAGGTGGTTTTATCCCCCCTTACACACTAGGGCCTTTCTACACCTGCATTAATGTAGATAGCGTGCATTATTAATTGTTTTAAGGAGTAGTATAGTAGTTGAATTTGGAGGGACTTAGTATTAAGCCCACTATACTAACCCTGTCTTTATAAGTTACCCTATAAAAACCTGTCATTGCTAGGGGCTGGGCAGACAACCTTATCCTAGCTTTACTGTTTGTCACTCTAAGCCGTCATCTATTATCACTAACCGACAACCCACTTAGTCAGCACGTACTATATCGACACGAACACCCACTACTCACCTTGCTCAGACTGTACAAACATTATCGAAGGGGATTATTTCGACCCGAGCCTATACAGTGGTTTTCCGTGTGTCGTCCTTTTCCGTGCTTAGACTTGGGTAGTTTCTATCCTACCCTAAAATAAATTAACAAACGCCGCCTTTTTGCGTTTTGAAATTAGAGAGTTCCTAGTGTCTTATCGAAAAGTAGTGACCCGATCCGCCACGCACTAGGATTTATTATATTAATTTACACTGACTATTTTATATCCATTTAGTCGCTTTATTACACCCTTACAACAAAGTCTAACATAATCTGTACTTTTAATAGGTAATCTAAGCCCCTGTATTACATCTAGTTCAGTCTCATATCTACCTACTTCATTATTCCTACTGTCAAATACTATATACTTTCTCATGTCCCTAATCTGTTTTAATGTTTAATTCTGTCCTGTACCCTGCTCTTTTCCATTGCCTTAGACTTCAATACTAAGACCTTTTGAAAATTAGCCTGCTGTGTGTCTTTCTCAGCTTTAATCTGTTCACACTTCATAATAAGGCCTGTTCCAATAATAAATAGAACACCGCCTACAATACTTAATACCCTGTTACTCCTCATAGTTTATCCTGCTATTTTCCACTTATAACTAACACCATCCCTGCCTGTGGTACGTTGTTGTCTACCGTTAATACAAGCACTAATACCGCCTCTATTAATCCCTGTCGTCCTTTCTGCTGCCTTAATACTATCATACTCAGCAATTAGTACTCCCTCGGCTGTAAACTGTCTTACGTGCTTCATATCGGCCTTATGTGCTTTCTGTAGGTTGGTTTTATGTAGTTCAGTGAATTTAAGTCCTCTATGTCCTTCTGCTATATTTCTCTTAGCAGCCTCACTTAGTTTCTTACCTTTCATTATCCTACTTAGTTTTATCTTAGTAGTTTCAGTGTGTGTATAAGTTCCTCTGGTCATCCCTCCGAGTGTCATGTTGTACCCTAGTCCTGTCTTATAATAGCTTTGTTCTAGTCTAATACTTGCTATCTCTGCCTCATCTAGTAGTCCCCTTAGTTCCTCTCTAGTATCAGCATGAATAGTAAGTAGTACGGTGTAGTCAAAGTTCTTAGCACCATATTTAAGTATTGCCCTGTCTATTATCTGACTGTCTGCCCTTTCACCTCTCTTATGTTGTTGGTATCTCTATTCTGGGTGTATTGTCTGACCTACATACTTCTTACCATTCACTTTATTAGTCCACCTGTATATAATTCCTTCCATCGTCCGTTATCCTGTTTAATTGTTTAGTTCTGGTATTTCCAACCATAACCCCCAGCTGTCTTATACATACCTCTAGCAGCCCTTGATATGTTACTCTTATATATCCCTGTACTTAATCCTGCCTCCGTTAAACTTGGATAGGTTGCAATAATTAACCCAGTCTCTAAATCAAACTGTAGGATAGGTTTAGAATTACTTTTAGCCACTCTTTCGATTCTAGTTCCGTAGTTAGCATTATATTTATACGTACACCATTCTAGATTAGCTACTGAGTTATTACGTTTGTTTTCGTCTTTGTGGTTAATCAATGTTTTACTTTGGTCATTGTTAGGTATGAAGGCCTGTGCTACTAACCTATGTACTAGTTTTAGTGCCTTCTTAGTCTTATCACTGCTAGCCCTAGTTAAGTCTACCCTTGCATAACCTTTAGTGTTGTAGAATGGTTTTAATATTCTACCTGTCTTTAAGTTTCTAACATTACCTTTACTACTCACCTCGTACATTACTATATCAGTACAGGTAACAGGTTTCCATGTCTCTTTAGTTTTTTTCATTTCTGTTCGTGTTTTTCCTTATTCTGCCTGTGGGACAAAAATAGGCCTGTTAATAATTCATGTCATTGTTACTATTACTTGCTAGATTTCTGAAACTACAAAAACAAGCAAACAATAATTATAAAATGTTCGCACATACGCACGTACATCTACACTAGTAAGGCATTAAGCCATTTTTGGGGTAAAAATTGGGGGGCAACTTAAGGCGGTGGGTGTGGTTTGTAGTGTTTTTCATGGTTTTTCTGCCCCCCACACACCTATAAAACCCTTCCAACTTCTAGGTACTTAAGGTTAACAGTCTGATTATCAATACTTTATACTTTCAACCCTTCCTAAGCCTGTGTTTTTCTGTATCTCCCTGTGTCCCAATGAGTTAAGGCAAAATAAAAGCAGACATACATTTAACTGTACATCTGCTCACTTCCTAGGTTTCCCCCTGTCTTGCCTATTTGGTCTGCATTAACTCTCTCAGTGTAAATAATTTAGTCATCATTATATCAGCCCTTACTACCACATCATCAACCTTATATACACTATCTGGGTTAATTCGTTGATAATACCCTATCAGTGTGTCTATACTTATATCGTTATCTACCAACCACCTAGCCAAATCCCCTAATTTGTTATGGGTTCTTTCAATCTTCCCTAACAATCTATCATAGTCTACAGGTTCAAGTGTTAAGCGACTGGGGGGATTTTCTACAGCCCTATCCTTCCTTAACTTGCCCAACACTTCACCCACCATTCTAGCCTTATCTGTACTTGTTAGGTGTGAGTAGATAGTTTTAATCATATTATCGTCTGTATGTCCTGTTAGGTAACATAGTTTATCTGGGCTTACACCTTCATTCAGTTTCTGTGTGATAAATGAATGTCTGGCGCAATGTGATGAGAGTTTTAGATAGGCTGGTTCTGTTACTTCATTGTCTTGTGCGTTCCTGTAGGTTATTTCTCTATCTATTCCTGCTAGCTTTGCCAACATCTTAATAGCGTAATTATAGTAGCTGTTATTATTATCTAACTTAGCTACATCTATTAGAAACTTAACCCTACTATACTTGTCTATAAATGTTCTAATATACTCATCTTCTACTATAAGCGCACACTCCTTACCTTGGCTCTTCTTTGTCTTTAGTTCATAATAGCACTGTCCTTCTACCTCAACCTTCTTAACCTTATCCGTTGGCTGCCCTACAATATATAATAAGTACTGTGCTAGGTCGCTTACTCGTTGTCCTGTTCTGCACTGTAAGACAAATATATCCCTGTACTCGCTTAATAACCTACCCCTAAGACTCAGTGGGTACTTTGGGTTAATACTACCGTCTTCCTGTCTAGGTAGGATAGTTTTTAGGTCGTACTTCTCAGCTGGTGCAAAGTCTAGTTTTTCTATAGCCTGCACCTCCTCTAAGGTCAGTGCAAATCTACCTTTATCTGGTCTACTGTCCTTCTTCTTATTGTACTGTAGGCCTCCGCTAATGTTGAACTTTAGATAGGGTTCTTCAATCGCTAAGACTTTATTTACAAGCCTAACAATCATTTCACACTTTGCATTAATCATAGCCTTACTCTCTCCCTTCTCAGTGAGGTATCTAGTATAAGCGTTTAATCCGCTCTGCTTAAATACTTCCAAACTATCCAAGTTCTTAACTTTTAAGTACTCTAGATAACTATTAAGCCTAGATATATAGGTCTTTCTAGTATCAGTGTCTTTAGGGTATAAATAATAAAAAGCACTCTCTATTAAGTCTGCTGCTGTTTTTCCCATTCCTACCAAAAATTTACTAAGTGAGTTAAAATTTAATTCTGCTACTTCTTTAGTGCAAATATAGTCTAAATATTCTGAAATCTTACCTTTTATTTCATTTATCTTCTCATTGGCTATTTGATTGTTATAGTTATCTAGCTTACTTTGTAGGTTACTTATTATTGCTAATTGATAGGTTTTATCCCACTGACTAGCCAACACTTTAACCCCTAACGGTATTTTGTGCTGCTTACTATTTATTCTAGTGATACAGTACAGGGTGGTAGGCTTAGTTGCCCTGCGGTCTCTGAGTACAAAAGAAACGCCTAAATTTACTTGCTTGTTGATACTACACATAACTACTAGTTCTTAATACAGTTATTAAAACGGTTCATAATTTCGTGGATAATACCCTAAATCAAGCCTAAAATTTACATAGTACATCTTAACCGATATTACCGCTAGTTTTTACGTAACTATCTGACTAGTAACTATATATAACCAAATAAGGACTACTTCCCAGTAGCCCCTATTTATAATACAAAAACATTATGAAATAATTTATTTCGCGAACAAGATTATC